CAAACATTTCAGGGTGAGGTTTTGGTATCTCCTGATAGTTCATCATGTAGTCTCTAGCAATCCAACCACCCAATGCTCCAGCACAAAATAATAAAAATGCTATCGGTAACGCTAAAACTAATATTGTCTCTATTGTCATCTGTTACCTCCTTGGAATTTATTTTTTCTTCCTTAAGTTTAAGGAAAATTCAAAGTGAATATCTATTTCTGTATTAAAGAAACAAATTACTTTGTTGATTAAAATATGGAATGGTTGTTTCTGCTTTGTTTTACCTCCATTGAGAATAACTTCAATACCACGATTAAAATAATCTTTGTTGGTATTTAGCTTAGGATTTAATAACTTGGTTTTCTTTGAGATATTGGATTGTGTCAACACATCCTCCTAACTTCTTACCATCTACAACAACTTGAGGAAAAGTAGAACCTTCTCCAAACTCACCATAGAATGCGTCTTTGTCAAATTGATCACCTAAAGTATACACTACAAAGTTGCTTCCTGTCAACTCAAGCACTTGTTTAATTTTGTCACAATATGGACAACCTTCTTTAGAAAAAACTGTATAATTCATACCTGTTTGAATAGTCATAATAATTTATAAGAGTTTTATTAGATAACCCAACCTTGTGTGTTATCTGCCTGATATGCTGCTTCATCCCAACAATATTGTGGCATTGGAATATAAGCATCTGCTGTTCCTATACCCAAATATTCGCCAGTTACCTTATCATATAAATTTATATTGGTTTGTATACCAATTTTAGCAGAAGTTGGGGGTAATGTTGGAGGTACATAACTACAACTAGTCTGATCAAAAATCCAAGATGATAAGGAAGTACCAACTCTAGTATTCCATTCAGTCTTATATTGATTTTCTTTTGTGGTCTTTTCAGAGTCTGTCATTATATCATGAGTCCACACATCATAGTAAAACCTATAATTACCAGTTAAATCAATTGATGTTACACCAACACCAATATTAGTAATTCTTCTTTCTGGAACTCCTGCATGTTCAAACCCCTCTCGCTTTGCATGAAAACCAATTTGTTCGGATATAATAAAAGACCCTGAACATTTTTGCAATTGTAATTTATCACTAATATACAAATTAGGATCATCTATATTTGTATCAATACTTATTTTAGGAATAACATATCCAACAGCACCACTAGTCGCACCTCTTATCATGGTATATGGAGGACACTCAACAATAGTAACAGTATCATTTAAAGTTAGTATAGTTATTGGTTCAGAAGTTGCATACCCAACAACCTGATTCTTTTCATATGGAGTCGGACACGTGGAATTAACTCGTTGGAAAATAGAATACTGATCAGGATTTAAATTCTCAGCATCTACACTTGGAAATGCTTCCTTAAAGTTAGATTCATATATGGGATGTTGTAATGCTTCACCATCACTAATAGTAATAAAAAGTGTATTGGAAGTAGTTCCTATACCAACATCTCCTGTATTAGTTGAAGGAAATTCTCTTCCTTCACCCCATATAATACGTACTGCACCAGAACCACCATTTCCATTTGCCCAAGCACTACATCCACCTCCACCATATGCTCCACCATATGTAAATGGATTACTGTAAGTATAGTTGGTAGCAACTCCAGAAAAATTAACATAAGGAAAAGATGCTGTAGAAATAGTAGCACTAATACCACCAGAACCAGCATTACCAATAGTTCCAGAACTTGCAGAAGCACCACTAGAACCTTCACCTAGAATTCCTACACCACCTCCACCTGCTTTATATCCTCCTCCACCAGCACCACCAGATCCAGCACCACTACTACCAGAAGCAGAACTTAATCCGTCTCCACCGTTACCAGAGTACCCTCCTGCTCCACCGCCTCCACCTTGAAGACTATTTGCAGCACCTCCAG